CAGTACCTTCTATCATAGGGAACGGGACTGCTGCTGCGCCCACCACGGCTGGATTAAATTTCTATGCTCAAGACGATTGGGTTAACGGGCAGTATGCTCAGGCGCTAATTCTCGGGTCAACAACTTCGGCATCATCCGAGTTTAGATTAGCAACAGGTGCCTACGGCACAGGTCTTCAACCAAGCATTACTTTTCTAACTAGCGGCGTTGAGCGCATGCGCATCCATCCAGACGGCGATCTCGTTGTTGGCCCGCCGCCCGCTCAACCAGTCGTTGCTAAAGAAACCGTATTTTCTAACACTTATAATGTTCTAGTAAACAGCTTGGATCTTGTTACCAACCGCATGTATAACTTGACAGACTACGGTGGTGTAGCCATCAATGCTGTTGCAGACAATGGGACGCGTGGAGTGCATGATTTTGGCTCGCTTTCGTGGTCGTCCCGGTATGGTTACGCGGATGGTGGGGCAGCTACATTCAAACTTCATGTCGGCGGAACATCCAGCGCACAGGGGTTGGCGAGTCAGGCTATCCAGGTTCACTCTAGCGGTAGTGCTGTAGATAACATCGCGTTGTATACCAACCAACTTGCACGTATCAGCATTGACGCTGCCGGGAGCGTATACATTGGAGAGACGGGTACTGCTGGCAATCTTGAGTTGCGCTCTACAAACGGTACGAATGAAGGCGGACAGCTAAACATCAAAGGTGCAGGATCATACTCTGACTGCACTATCGACCGTTTTGCCAACGATCTGCGCATCATGTCAACGGTTAATTCTGGCGACGCTACTATCACCCCGTACAACTTCGGTACGGGTGACGCAAACATCGTTCTTAATTTAAGTCATTCAAGCGCAGGCCAGATTCAATTCCCCGCATCGCAAAATGCGTCCGCCAACGCTAACACGCTCGACGATTACGAGGAAGGTTCCTTCACTCCGGGGTTTGCCACCTGGAACACCGCACCAACTAGTGTCACGGCACAGTATACAAAAGTAGGTAGACTTGTAACGTTTGTTATTAACGGTAATGGTGGAACCACTGGTGCAGGTGACACTGTCACAGGTCTTCCGCTTACAGCTGCCTACAACGTTTGTTGCACCGTATTCAACACGTCTCTCGGCACGGTGTCAGGTTGTTGCTACACCGACACAGCAACTTCTCTTATTGGATTGCCCGCGATCACTTTTGGGGCGTACTGGTGGCAGATCACAGGTTTTTACTATACCGCTTGAGGACTAAGGAATGCCAAACTACAAAGAAGCAAATGTCAACGGCACCATGTACACGCGCGCAAACCGCGTTGTTCTTCAGAACGAGTTGGATGCTCCCAAGTCGATTACCTTTAGTGAACAGGAAATCATCACGCTGCCGGATACAACAAGAATCACCCGCCCAGCACGCGGCGTCGGTGTGGTGTTGGACGATAAAAACATTGCGAAGTCCTTCGATCTTCTTCACCCTGAAACCGGTGCTGTGCTCGGTACAGTGAGTTATCAAGACGTTTACGTTCTTATGCACTCGCTCTACTACCACTTGGCGCATGAACGGGATTCAGCTTTAGCAGCAAAGGAACAGACATGAGCAAGACTGCCGAACTCCGCATGCTGCATGGCGTCCGCAATGACGTGGCGCTGGAGCGCTTCGACCGCGACGCGCAGGGTCGGCGTACTGGGTTCACGGATCTCGCCAGCGCGGTCAACCTCGATCTTGACGAGACCGGCAAGGTAAGCCGCCGCCTCGGTACGAACCTCGTTGTGGCGGGAAACGCGCACAGCTTGTTCGAAGCGGGGGACGACAACTATGTCGTGCTGAACTCGTTCATCAATCATGTCAGTAAGACCTTGGCGCGCACGCCTGTCACACCGGTCAACGGCCGGGTTGCTTATGCGAAGATCAACGGTTCGACCTACTGGTCTGACGGTGTTATCAAAGGGGTGCTCACAGGAGCGGTCAACGTGCCGTGGGGTATCGCTGTGCCCACCGTCCCCACAGCTGCACCTTGTCTCGGCAACCTGCGTCCGGGCCGCTACCTCTACACGATGACCTACGTGCGCAGTACGGGTGCTGAGAGCGGCGCTCCGAAGTACGGGGAAATCGAGGTGCTGGAGAATCAGGGCATCTCGTTGACACTGCCGGTTTCGACAGATCCGCAGGTAGCCACCAAGCGGATTTACCTGACTGACTGCAACGGCGAGGTAGCCTATCTGGCCGGTACTCTCACCAACTCTGAGACTACTCTGACGGTCAACAGCATGCCTGTTTTAGGCATGCCAGTGCGTACTCAGTTCATGGGGCCGATGCCCGCTGGGCGCGTGGTCGGGGTGTTTGCCGGCCGCTCGTATGTGGCTTCTGGCCGCTATCTGTGGTACAGTTTACCCTATGAATACGAGCTGTGCGATCTCCGGTCAGGGTTCGTCGGGTTTTCTTCCGACGTGCGTACTTTTGCCCCCTGCTCTAACGGAGTCTTTGTCGGGTCTGACACCGAGACGGTGTGGCTCGCAGGCAAAGACCCGCTCACTTGGGATCTGACGACGGTGGCGGCTTACGGAACCGTGCTAGGAACTGAAGTGATCGTGCCAGGTGTACAGGTTGGAGACGGTAGTGCGAACGGAAAAGTGGCCGCGTGGATGAGTACCAAAGGTCTGTGCCTTGGCTTCGACGGCGGTCAGATGCAGAACGTAACAGGCGGGCGCTACATCCCGCCCGAAGCGCGGGAAGGCGCAAGCCTCCTGAAGATTCGCGGCGGCACGCCGCAAGTTGTGACGACGCTTTTCAAATAGGAGATAAACCATGCCGCGTCTTTCTACTGGACTCACCAACAAACTTCTCGACACCGGCAGCGCCAAGGATATCTTCGCGAACTGCGTGATCGACATCTATAGCGGTGTACAACCGACGCTGCCCGACAACGTGCCGAACGGCACCCTGCTCGGCACCGTCACCAAAGCCAGCGGTGCATACACACCCGAGACCCGCAGCGCAGGCTCGATGACTTTGACCGGAGGCGCGGCAGGCTCAGTCAACACTGTCACGGTCAATTCGGTCGACATCCTGGGTGGCGCAGTCGCGTTCATCACTGATCTGGCAACCACCGCAGCTGCGGTCGTGGCGCAGATCAACCGCAACCCGAAGAACCCGCTGTTCGTCGCGTCGTCGGTCGGCGCGGTGATTACCCTGACGGCCGTAAATGGCCTCGGTACTCTCACGAACACTTGGGCAGTCTCTGCCACTCTCACCACGATCACCGCTTCGTATTCCGCGATGACAGGTGGTGTTGATGCCGTCAACGGCCTGCGCTTTGACTCGGCCAGCGCTGGTGTGCTGAGCAAGATCGGCTCTGAGACCTGGTCGTGCAACTTCGTGGCCGATGGCACGGCAGGCTGGTTTCGCATCCGTGAATCTGGCGACGCAGGCACTGCACTCTCCACCGCAGCGTGTCGTATCGACGGTTCTATCGCCACCAGCGGTGGTGACATGACCCTCGGCTCGTTGACATGTGTGGCCGGTGCACCGTTCGTCCTTCCCAACGCCACCATCACCCTGCCCCAGCAGTAAGGAGTAGACAATGACTATTGTCGTCGCCAACCCCAGTGAGGTAACTCTGTTGCAGCAGGCGCTGGGCTTCTCAGTGCCTGGCAACCAGATCCTCAAGCTCTACGTCAACGACCTCACCCCCGGTGATGCTGACGTAGCCGGTTCGTTTACAGAAATGAGTTCGCTGGGCTACGCGGCGAAGACCCTGACCAAAGGTAGCTGGTCTGTCGCCAGTTCTGGCGGTGTCGGTACGGCCAGCTACGCACAGCAGACGTGGACGTTCTCTGCCGGCGCGGCTGTCACGGTTTACGGTTACTACGTTGTTGACACCACAACCGGCCTGCTCCTGTGGTCTGAGCGCTTCGGTACTCCGAAGGTGTGTCAGAACGCCGGTGACTCGATCGTCATCACTCCGATCTTCACGCTGAGCAAGGTGTAACCCATGCCTACCGTATCCACTCCTGCATTCAAAAACGCGGTAATCAACGCGATCACTGGCTACGGTGTAATTGCTGGTGCCAACCAGATCGGCTATGTCAACGCTTACAACGGGGCGCAGGCGGGTGATCCCAGTTCTGCACCCGCAGGCACCCTTGTGTTCGCCAGCTACTCAGCTGCCAACAACCTTGTCGGTAAGATGGGTACGGCATCGCAGGGTGTAAGCATTCAAGGCACCACTGCTGGGCCGACCACACCTGCGAGTGCTGTGGCGGTAACGGGCCTGACCTTCGCTCGTATTTTCGGTCAGTCAGGCGCTGCGATCATTGACACACCGATCAGTTTGAGTGGCGGCGGCGGGGGCGTGATTGTTAACACTCTGAACCCCTCGGTGGGCGTTGGCTACATCGTGAGCAACTTCGCGGTGAAGATGCCGATGAGCGCCAGCGCGACTCTCAAGCTGAACGCTGGTCTCGCCAATGCGATTGCCAACAACATCGCAGGCATTCACACCACGTCGCCCTACCTCGGCATCAACAGCAGCGGCGCGTGTGTAATCAAGTACTACGACGGCACACCACCGGCCGATGCCGACGCGGCTCCGACTGGCAACCTGCTGGCGACCATGGCCATCGGTGCGACGCAGATTTGGGGCGGTGCGAGCGCAGGTGCCGCCGCGCTGGTGTCGAACCCGTCCGTCACTGCATCTGGCACCGGGACGATCACCTACTGTCGTCTTGAGAAGACGCACGCCTCGCTGACAACCCTTGTCATGCAGGGTAGCTGCGGTACGAGCGGTGCCGACTTCAACGTCAACACCTTGAGCGTAACGGCTGGAGTAACGAACCTGATTCTCAACGAAGCCACTCTGTCGCTGTAAGAGGCAAACATGGCGCTCGTACTATCAGTAGTACTAGACGGCTCGCTGCTCACAAGCAGCTTCAAGCTGTATCTGCCGCTGGCGTACGACCCGACTCAGGTCAAGACCAAGCTCGCGCTTGCACCGGTCGAGTATTCACAGCCGGTTGTTCGCACCACCAACCTCACGCTTCTGTTCTCAGAGGACGGCCCGTCTACACTCACCTTGAATGGATCTGGTGGTGTGAAGGTCGGCGGCGCAGCACAGATCATTGGCGATGCGTACGTGGTGGCAGGCTCCGGTGGTGTACAAGTTGGCGGCTCCGCTGTCGATGATTCGTACACTGTTGACATCTTCACTGAGTACGGGCGCGGCGGTGCGAAGGTCACAGGTGTAGCACCTGTCGCGTTCACCTGGCGCGAGTTCTATCCGTCAGGCGGTGCGAAGGTTGGTGGCGCGGCTATCGTGTCTGGTACAGGCGACGTGGTTGTCGTCGCAGGCA